GGCTCTAAAGGTGGTAAGGCGGGTCAATGGTCAGCTCGCAAGGCTCAGATGCTTGCGAAGGAATATAAAGCTAAAGGGGGAGGTTACAAATGAAAGTAAAAGCACCAGCAGGACATCATTGGATGAAACAAAAGAACGGTACGCTTAAATTAATGAAGCATACCGGCAAGTTTGTTAAGCATAAAGGAGCAAGTCTGGAAGCTAACTTCCCCGTGCAGAAGGTACATAAGTAATGGCACTTAAAAAATCACAGAAGTCTTTAAAGAAATGGACTAAGGAAGAGTGGGGTACTAAGTCAGGTAAGCCTAGTACCCAAGGAAAGAAGGCAACTGGGGAGCGCTATCTGCCTAAGAAAGCTAGGCAGGCTTTAACCAAAAAAGAGTATGCGGCCACATCCAAAAAGAAAAGAGCCGACACTAAGAAAGGTAAGCAGCATAGCGCTCAACCCAAGAAGATTGCAAAGAAGACTAGGAGCTATAGAAAATGAGTAAGAAAAAAGACCCCCGTCTAGCCAGAGCAGGAGTAAGCGGATATAATAAACCGAAGCGTACACCAAAGCACCCGAAGAAGAGCCATATTGTTGTGGCAAAGGAAGGCGATAAAATCAAGACAATCCGATACGGGGAGCAAGGAGCCAGTACAGCAGGTAAGCCCAAAGCCGGTGAGTCAGACAAGATGAAGAAGAAACGTGCAAGTTTTAAAGCCCGACATGCCAAAAACATTGCCAAGGGCAAAATGTCTGCGGCATATTGGGCTAATAAATCTAAGTGGTAGAGAAGGCTGTTAGCTCACGCTCAAGGTAGTCGTGCATCTTCTCTAGTTTGGGTTTAGCGTCACGGATAATTTTACGCACGAGCATCAGCTCATCACCCTTAAACACTTCATGTAGTCGGTCTTCGGGAAGGCCACCCATCTCAGTTAGGATGGCCCCCGAATGATTGACAATAATTTTAAACGATAGTATATTAGCTTCCTTTGCTTTCATCTATATCTCCTTATACTATCTCACAAGCTCCACCGACACACGCTAATTCCTGTGAGCCTGTGGTGTTGTCTTCTTGTTCAAAGTAAATTAAGTCATTCCAATTAACATCTTTAGGCATAGAAGCTAGTAACTCTTCATACTTCTCTGCACTGATGTCCTCATACGGAGCTTGCTGATATACATGGTCGCTAACTGGCAACAAACTAATACCAGAACATATATCAAAGTTTTCCCATATCCACTGAGCTACTTGCAGGTACTCATCATCAGTGTAGTACACAGTGATACTTGGCTTATGTTCGCACCAGTGATTCTGATAAGCCTTCCAAAGTGCTAACTGTTGCATAGCCCCCACCTCTTTTACAACTACACTAGCTTCTGGCGCCTTAACCGGAAAGCTGTAGACCACTGAAGACTCTGACATAACGTCTTGTTCTACTGGGAATCCTGCTGCTTCCATAAAGACTGCAAGCGGGTCTTTTTTGTCAGAGCGTACTCTCCTAATGTAATGCTTAGAAAAGCGAGGATGAATACCGGAAGCAGAGTCAACAAGCTGAGATACAGTACCACTCGGCTTAACACATGTAATAGCAGCAGACTGTTCAATTCCAAGCTTTTTAGCCCATTTCTCGTTGACCTTGATAGCGTGGTCACGAAGACCTTCCAGTGTTGATGCAAGTTCTTCTGCATCTCCTTTACCCGATAGTAACTCATTGTCCATAATTCCTGTCATGCTTAAACCAAGCAAAGCTTCTTCTGCCGTATTCTTCTGCCAGATGTTTCGCAAGTATCTAAAGTCTGTAAGTGTTGCTTGCAGTGTACCAATGATAGCAGCTAACTCTACTTTTTCCTTGAGTGTTTCTGCTGTGTCATCTTCACGCACAACAACCTCAGATAAATTACAGAATTGGTTGGAGCGTAGGATAATTTCAGAGCATGGGTTAGTACCAAAGTCTTGCTCAGAATCTCTACGACCATTGCGGGATGCAATATTCTGCGCTGCTACACGGCTAAACAATCCTCGTTCACCTGCTCGGCTTTCATAGAGTGTCTTCATCTCGTTGATGAATGCCTCGAAGTCAGGCTTCTCTGTGTACGCTACGCTGTTGTTAGCAAGCCTACGGTGTCCATCTACTTCCCACCATGCACCAGTCTTAGCTTTAGCCATGCGGTTGTCAGAAAGATTTGATAGACTGATAAGCGCTGAGCGTCTTACTCCACCTACAACTACAATGTCAGCAATCTTACATACAACATCGTGACATTCAATAGACGTTAGCTTGCGGCCACCGGCCTTCTGAAAGACTTCTACGCAGAAACGAAACAAGTCTTCTAGCGGAGCAGAGCCTGAAGCACGACCACCAAAGGTCTTGAGTCTAGCACCAGCGGGCCTAACTTTGCTCATGTCCCACTTAGGAATCTTACCGGCATACAGCATTGCAATCAACTCACGGAATGCAGAAGCCCATCCAATCTTGCTGTCGGCAACAACAATTGTTGTGTCGGTCGGGTGAAATGTTTCGGCAATTACTGGGAGCTTGTTGATAAACGCTCGTTCAACACTAAAGCCTACACCAGTGCCACACATCAAAACGTACATCAGCTCATCAAAGCTTCGTGGAGAATCAATAGCTAGGTAACTACAATTAAATCCAGCCACGTTATCTTTATCTAAAGCTTCACCTGCTGTCATCATGCACCGCATAGATGGCATAACCTTTTGTGTTACAATGCCATCATACAGCCGGTCTGCGGTTTTCTTATCTATTTGCTTGCGATTAACCCAGAAGTCTACATACCGCTGGACTGTTTCTTCCCACGTTTCTCTTCGTCCTTCGGCGCTGAGCCACCTTGCATAGCGGCTCTTGTGTATAAACTGTTGGTACTTATCCATTCTTTTCTTCCTCTAAATCTGGGTGTGTTCCCCTCAAAATCATGAAGGCTTCTTTGTAAAATTCTGTAAACTCTGACCTGTGGTCATATAAGATTACAGCAGGTACATATACGGGAGAAATTATAATAAGTCCCAGTGCTTTTAAAATACATTTTTGTCTATAAGTCATCATCATCATCCAAGTTATCCATGTAAACACTATACAGTGCAGCGGCGCTAATACCTATTAAAATACTTCCAACAAGAAACACTGCAACCCCCTCAACTATTGCCTCAAGCATCTTCAACTTCCTCCCATACATTACCTACGCAGATAATTATAAACGGTAAGCAGATTACTATGCCATCAAAAGACATGGCTTCTATCTCTCCAGCTTCTCTCATAGTCCACACTGGGCGACTCCAACAAGACTCAACATCAAAACCTATTCCGTATCTAAAGTCAATGCTCCACAGCATGTCCATATAATATTTCGTCATTATTTATCCTTTTGATTTTTTTACGTTCTGTTCGAGCCTTGTCAGCCCTTGTTACTTTATTAAACTTTTTTTTGCGGTCAAATCTGTCCCGCCTTTCTTCTTTTCTATCCATTACCATAGACCTAATGTTTTTGAGTTGCCTGCAATAATAAATGCACATGTAACCATATGGGTAATCCACCAAACAGTCCTGACGCAAGCAACAGTATTAGCTTGCTTATCTGTCTCGCCAACCTTTTCACCTAAACTCTTTGCCCATATTCGCCACCACTTTCTCATATCACCAACCCTTAATTATATTAAACATTATAATATAAGCACAGGCTAGGTTAGACAGCACGATAAAAGTTCTAATGTATGAGATATAGTTTTCGTTCTCTGCGTCATATCCGTCTTCCTCGTCAAAAGAACCTAGCGCATGTTTCCATATTTTCCAAAGCTTATTCATTTTCCTCTCGCACTACGTCTGTTAGTTTGTTCAAGTACCAACCAGCCTTCTGCAAGTCTTGTACCTGCTTGCCCTTGTAGTCATAGCGCCACAAATACTTCATGCAGTTGCCCTTGAGGTAGCCTTTGAATGCAACACTGGACATGGATTCTTTTATTGCATCAATACACTCTATCTCACCTGTGTTGTAATGGCTGGGGTTATTTACTACATCAGTCTCAGGCGCCCAACAATCCGCAAAGTCTCCTGCGTCT